GAGGTCGTTTACCCGGTCTTGTAGGCGTTTGACTAAGGTTAGCGTTACTAAGTCAGCCATTACATCCCTCCAGAAAGTTGTCGCATTAACTCAGCCTCAGCATCTTGCTTACCTGAGTCTTGCTCCATAAGCTGCCGAATCAGTTCAGCCTCGGCCTTAGCCTTAGCGTTCTCTTGACGATCAACACCCTTCATCTCTACCTCGCGCTCCTTCAGCATCAGCTCTGCCATCCGTACACGCTTCTCAAAGTCCTTATCTAGCTCACCGTCTTTGTTGGTGTCGCTATACTTCAGCGTCATCTCTGTTGGCGCAAGCTGCGTCTCGGTGTTGTACTTGTTGGCCCTGCTCTGCGACTCTGCTGCCTGTGCATTAAGTAGCTGCACCTGACCTTGAGTAACTGCCATCTGCATCTGAGCCGCTTGCTGCTGTTGCTGCTGCGCTTCAGGGTTAGGCTGGTTAGCCGCATCAATACCATCCATAATCTCTTGACGGTTAGTTACGTTTAAGTGGTCAACGATTGCTTTGATAATAGACGAGTGCGCTGGGCTATCCGGCGGAACCATCTGCAACATCTGCGTCAACTGGTTAACCTCGTACTCACGCGCCATAGCACCTAGTGAGCTGTAGGCTGTGAAGTTGTAGTCAGCCACTGGGTAGTTGTTAGGGTCAAACTGCATATAACGATACGCAGCCTTCTTAACAAACGGTATCAAGAAGTTCTCTTGGAAGTTCACTAGTGTGCGCTTCTGACGCTTCACCAGCGCCCCTTGAGACATCGACATACCCGCAGCTGTTACATCATTCTGTACCTGCGCCATCGATCCATCAGCAGCCCCTGTAGCCTGTGAGACCATCTGCTGTAACGCTGCACCCTGCTGGAAGGTGATGGCGTTCAGGTTGCCGAAGTTGAATGGCATAATGGCTTCAGCCGGTGCGCCGTTGGTCATAAGCATACGACCAGGGCGTACCTCTAGCTTATGTCCTCTAGGAATGCGTGTAGCGTCCACAGCGAGCATTGGGTGCGTAGTCAGTGCTAGGGCATCAATACGTGCCCGAAGCTCTGCATCGAGCGCCTTCTGGCTCATGTAGCCCTTCTCGCAGACACCACGGCCCCAGAAGACTGAGGGTACGATGTCCCACTGGAACGCAACTACCGGACGGTCTTGACACATATACGGGTTAGGGATTGCCTTCAGCAGCGTCCCTTCGTTACCGATGACGATAATACTCTCAACGTAGTGACCCGGCTCGGCGATGTCGTCCTCGTCCACACCCTCCGCAATGAGCATATCTCTGGGTACTTTGCCGTAGTACTTGGTGAGTCGTATACGGTCACGGGGGACGCTGTCAATCTCACTGTCGAACTCGATGTCGCTATCGGCTGGGCTGTCTCCAACGTACTCGTCATCCCGATACACTCCCTGCTCTTGTAGCTCTTCAACGATGTGTCGGCTAACAAACTCGTCAATAGCTACACCGAGTGCTTCGTCCACCGACGAGGCCGCTGGGTCGATAAGGAAGTTCTTAGGCTGTACAGGGTTGAGCTTGACGATAGGACGATAAGTCTCCTCAACACCTACCTCACGCATAGCCCCTTCCATCATGTCACGAGTGGCTGGCTTGTACACCTTCATCTCTGTAAGGATGACCTCAGCAACGCCTGTGCCGTATACAGCAGCGTTGACAAGGCACTCAGCCACAGCCGAGCGGATGCGGGCCGTAGCGAAGTCCTCATGCAACTTCCGCTCAAGGTACGCAACGTCCTTGGGATCTTGGTCCTGCACGTCGTCTTTGATGCCAAAGAGTTTGCCACGCCCAAAGGTGGCCTCTTCGACTTCAGCTACGTTAGACTCAACCGCTTGCGCTAGCGCGGGGGCAATCAACTTACTCCGCTCACTCTGACGCTCTTTGTCCTCAGCGGACCACTGGTTGCGGTATAGGCGCATATACGACTCATGGGTCTCCGCATAGTTACTATCGTAATGCTCGCGCCAAGAGTTGCACTTACCCATTACCCACTGAGCCAACTCGCCCTTCAAGGTCTCGCTAATGTCGTCTTTAAAGATCTCTTCGCTCATCCGTAATGTCCTTGTGTCTCTAAATAGGCTGCGGCTGCGCGCAGAAGTGTGGGACTATCTTTTAGCTTACCAAGCCCAGTATTACAGGAGTGGCATAAGCGGCCCCTCACCTTTCCCGTAGCATGGTTGTGGTCTATTACTTCGCCCTCTTTTCCACATATAGCACACGGAAGCTCTAACAGTTCATCAAGCTCTTCGTCTGTTATACCATAACGATACCTTGCTCTGCATCTTCTATTCAGCTCTTTTGCTTCTTCTGTTTGATTACGCAGGCGGTTGTCGTGGTTATGGCAGAGTTTACAGCAGTGTTTATAGCCTTTTCCTTTTCTGTAGAACTCGCTCAAAGGCTTCTCTGTATCGCATTTTTTACAGTGCTTCATATCAATACCCCGCTATTTTACATATCGGTTCGTAGTCATCTTCTATATCACCACCGTAGCTGTAAGGTACGATGGCCATTTGTTCTATGTAGCTAACGGCGTCTAGTAAATCATCATGTACCAACTGTGACGGAAATGCAGTAGCTTCATCTACAAAGGCCATGTTCCAATCCGCGTGCTTAAACCGTATTTGTTTATGTTCAATCCTACCCTGCAAGGCCCAAAGTATGCGGTCCTGCTTGCGCTTATTCCCATGAGAGAGCAACTCCACACGAAAGACACGCGACGTCCTTCGCATAAGGTCGGAGAGCGGCTGCATAACCGCTTGCTGGGCAATGCCTTTTTCAATTCCGACACTAGGCGGCCTGTACTTCTCGACCGCTTTGAAGATACGCTCGGCGGTTTCATCAAGGGTCCATCGTCCATATTGGATGTCTTCAATCCACCACACCCCGTTGTCGTCAACAAACACAATAGCAATAGCACTGTTGTCACGGCGTTTAGACTTGTTACCCCTGTCAGTCTCAAAGCCGGCCAAGTCACAAGCGATGTAATAGTCACCAGGTTTCTCCTTCGGCAACTCATCGTAGTACACAAAAGACTCCGCATCAAAGTACTCGGAACCTTGCGCATCGAAAGATGCCATATACTCTTGTTGGAAGGCCCAGCGTGGTAGCGTAGCCTCAGCGTGTGCTATCTCCTCTGGGTCTAGAAACGGGTTGTCTTTAGAGGTGAACGACCAGCTATCCCAATCTCCCCACGCTCCACTCATAGCCCCTATGTACATATCATAGAAGTGGTTACGTCCCTCTGGTGTACCGATGAACAGGGCGTGTCCCTTAAGGTCTGATAGCGCAGGGCGCAGGATGGCCTCCCAAACATCCTTCTTCATAAAGGCAAACTCATCAAGCACCAAGTACTTGAGGGATACGCCTCGGAGGGTGTCGGGTCTGTCAGCACCCTTGAGGTAGATGGTGTTACCACCTGCTAGGGTGATGGTTAGGTTGTTGACATTGCTGGCCTCCACGATCTCACCAGCTAACTCAAAGATCTTATCCCAGAGGATGTCCCTCGCCATGCCCTGCGTAGGCGCTACATAAAATACTTTACCCTTCTGGCCATCTAAAGCAGCCGCTATTAAGGACACAGCCGCTAGGTGGGATTTACCGCACCGGCGACCAGCGGCTACGCACTTAAAGCGAGTCTTAGACGCATACACCTCTTGTTGCCAAGGGGTTAGCGTGAGGTTTACGTTAGCCAAAGAATGGACCCTTTTTGTCTGTGGGTGTTGCACCGGGGATTGCGATGCGATTATCCTTAGTGTAAGCTGCTGGTTTGTTTACCTTAATCGTCAGTGCCGGTGCGTCACCCCTCAGGTACTTTAGGTATGTCTTACCGTCCACCTCTTGCATCACCACCTCTGTAATCTGCGGCAAGTCCTGCTCCTCAGCCACTTTGTTATACAGCACCCCTCGTCTCTTAGCTAAGCCAATGTACACCTTCTTGGTATCACTGCTCTTCTCTAGGGAGGATACAATGTCGAGTGTTTGCTCAAGTGCTTGCTCAATGTCACCGTCTTTCAAAGACTGGTAGAACTTAGGGGCTTTGCCACCAGCGTTAAACATAACGTCAGTGGCTATCATCTGAGACGCTGGCGACAGCTCCTCCCAACTATCCCCTAGCTTCTTCTTTGCCTTAGCCTTGTAGCTAAACACGGCCCTCTCTGCAAAGTCCCTGTCAGTCTCTGTCTTACGCTTCTCTAAGCCAGCTGCTGCGGTAATACCGTAAGGCTTTGTAAGGATGCCTGCCTTATCTTTATGCTCCTTAAGACTCTCTAGCTCACCTAGCATATCTACATACCCGCTCTCCCAGCCTCCAGCTAACGGGTTCTTTGTCAACTCCTCTACCCGCATCTTCTCTGGCGCAGCATACGGCTCTTGGTTAGGGGAGAGCATACCAGTATAGGGCTTAGGCGGTGGTGGCTTTACCTCTTCCAGCGGCACCGGGTTACTGAACCGTCCCTTTAACCGTACTTCCTCTTCGTCATTGCGCTTTCTATATGCAGCCATGGCAGCGGCTAGTTGCTCAGGATTCATTTCATCTCTACGCATCTTCAATCTCTCCGCTATCCCCACTGATGGTGACACCAGCGCCAGTGTCAGCGCCAATACCGCTAATGTTAATCGACACCTGCGCTTGTTGTTTTCCATCACTAGTAAATCCTGCAACCGGCATAAGCCTATCGGACAATATCTTAAGGGCCACTGACTGATTCTTAGCTTCATCATCAAAGGCTAAGTCAAACAACTTCTCTAAGAGCTTCGGACTCTTAGGGTTAAGCAACAACCGCTTACGAAAGTCTTGTAACGCTTGACTCTGCTCTCTTTTAGTCAGTGTCTTGGTCCTCTCTAAGTCATCCTTACGAGGTCTACCAACCTTATTAGTCATTACACTAACTCTCCAATCGTTTTGCCTTACCATACGGCTGCACATCGCTTGTTCTTTGATGTGGATTCGTATGAGTAGGTCTTAGTGTGTTGCTATACAGTGCGCTTGTCTGCCGTAGTATGCTTACGTTGTCTGCTATCCTTAGTAGGATGGCGTTGTAAGGTGCTTACAGTCCGCTAGCAATGCCGTATAGTAGATAAGAGCCTCTATTCTATCATACTTTTAGGCAAAAGTCAATAGATACCTACAAATATACCACTATGCTTGGCTAAACAGTGCACATACCCGGTTACCGTAGGGGGCTAGCAGTCGGCTACTCGGCCTACCTTACAGCTTACACTACATATTCCCGTTATGCAAGGCGTTATGCGGGCTAGAGGGGTGTGTCGTGGTGGCTATAATGTGCCATATAGTGTCCAAAAGTAGCTTTTCTCAAGGCTAAGCGGCACCCCCGGCTTCCCACCATCCCAGCAGGCCCCCCGACCCCTGTATGGGCGTACAGTACTGTATGGATGTACAGGTAT